GACTCCCAGAAAATTTTGGGAGAAATTTTAAGTATATCTTTAGAAATGGCACCAAGACAATAAAAAACCCCGACCCGCTAGGGTCGAGGTCTCTAACGTCAGTTAGCGCTTCTTGGAGTATTTCTTATCAAACTTCTTTAAAAACTCCTTAGCCCACTGTAAATGTTCTAACTGCTCTTCAGTTAGTTTTAAACCATCCTCATCTGATTTATCGACATCTGGGTGCAAAGTGGTACAACTCGCATCTGAAGCAATAAACTGTTTTCATAGGTACATATCCTTATAACACCTTTGTTATTGTCTACAATGCCTCTCAATCGCTCTAGGAGCCTCGTACGTAAGATTTGGGGGGTGGAGGGCTAGTAGGGTAGCTCAGGTATAGATTTAAGTCATCCATGGCCTTCTCTAGCCGATTAAGCCTATCTCTAATCTCCCCCATCTCTGGGGTATGTTTTAACTCAATTACTGACAATCTTGACACCTCGAACTACCAGGAACCACAGGTTTCTTATATCCCCATTTATAACATGCTAAACAATACCAGTCACTCTGTGACGACCAAGTCATAATTATCTTGACTTCCTTCCTCGATTAATGTATACGTCGAACCATTTGCCTATTTTGTTCTTTGTTTAACAAATGCCCTACAAATCAAAAGCACAAGCTGCCTACTTTAACATGCACCGCGCTCAATTACAAGCGCAAGGTGTCAATGTTGATGAATGGAATACAGCGTCCAAGGGCATGAAGTTACCCAAGAGAAAGAAGAAACAGAAATGAAGATCATGGACTGTACTAAATGCTCTCAGCACATAGCCGGAGCTAATGGTAAATCAGTAAAAGTTAAATCAGACTCCAGTAGAGGAAGCGATGAGTAAAGCACACCCAGGCTTCGCAGCCGTACAGAAATCAATTCAGAAAGAGGGCTACAGCAAGAAAGCCGCAGGAGCAATCTTAGCCTCCAAGACACGCAAAGCTTCTGCATCAGCCAAACGCAAGAACCCCAACTTAAAGAAAGTTAAAGGCTACTAATGTTCCACTCACAAGCTTCCAACGCATTCAAGAATATCAACTCTGCCACTACGACTACAGTTAAAGTTGGAGCTGGTATTCTCCATTCTATTACAATCAATACTCCAGTGGCCGGTGCCATCACTCTATTCGACAACACTGCTGCTTCTGGTACCATCATCGGCCTAATCACTACAACTGCTGCGTCTCAAGGCACAATGTTGTACGACGTAGAGTTTAGAACTGGCTTAACCATTCTAACTGCCACAGCTAACGACATCACTGTCTGTTTCGCTTAGTGGTATGGAATACATTCCCGCAACAGCGTTAGCTTTAACTTTTGTGGGAGCCGTCTGGGGGCACGCACTCTGGTTGTCTAATCGATTCCACTCAATCTACAAAGCTATCGATCTTAAGTTCGATAAGCTTCTGGAATCCATTACAGATAAACTAGAATACCATGAACGTCACGATGACCAACGCTTCGGCCACATCAGTGATTCGATCTGGGAAATTAGATTACAACAAGCCATACAGAACGGGGCAATCCTTGCCAAAGAAAAGCAAATCAACGCTAACGATAGAGCGGGAAGAGAAACGATTAGCAGCGGAGGCGAGTCTAGAACGATTTATCGAACTAGTCCACCCACGTCGAGTATTGGGCAACATCCACAGGAACATCATTAATTGGTGGACACGTCCGGACGCGAAATCCCATCAGGTACTTTTGATCCCAAGAGATCATATGAAGAGTGCCTTAATAGCATATCGAGTGGCTTGGGAACTTACGAAAGACCCGACCTTAAGAATCCTCTTTATTTCGAGTACCTCAAATCTTGCCACGAAGCAGCTCAAGTTCATTAAGGATATTCTGACGTGCGACAACTACCGTCTTCATTGGCCGGAAATGGTCAACAAAGAGGAAGCTCAACGAGAGAAGTGGACAGAGCGTGAAATCTCCGTCGATGACCCCAGACGAGCCGCAGAATCCGTACGCGACCCCTCTATCTTTACTGCTGGCCTCACTACCAATATTGTTGGTCTGCATTGCGATATTTGTGTGTTGGATGATGTAGTAGTATCAGGAAATGCATACACTCAAGATGGACGAGAAAAGACTAAAGAACAATACGGCCTCCTCTCCTCGGTTGAGACAGTGGGAGCCCGTGAATGGGTCGTCGGTACTAGATACCATCCGGACGACCTCTACGCCTCGCTCCTTGAACTCACCTTGGACACCTACAACGACGAGGGCCATGTAACTGACTCTATTTCCCTATTCGAGCGCAACTCAGACTTTGGCATACCAGAGACTGTTGAGTCAATCGGGGATGGAAGCGGTCAGTTTCTTTGGCCTAAACAACAACGATTCGATGGTAAGTGGTTCGGCTTCGACCGAGAAGCCCTGGACAAGAAGCGATCTGCCTATCTAAATAAGACGCACTTTCGTGCGCAATATTACAATGATCCACACGATGTGGGCGCTTCTGTCTTCAAAAGAGACCTATTCCAATATTATGAAACCGGCTGGCTTGTCTGTAGAGATGGTCGCTGGTTCTTCAAAGAAGACAAGCTCAACGTCTTTGCTGCAGTGGACTTTGCCTTCACCGTCAACAAGAAGTCTGACTATACAGCTATAGTCGTACTCGGTGTAGACGGAAGGGGTAACTACTACGTTCTGGAGATCGATCGTTTCAAGACCAAGTCCCCTTCGGAGCAGATAAAAAGGATTCTCGCTCTGCATCAGAAATGGGGTTTCCGAAAGATTCGAGCCGAAGTTGTAGCTGCTCAAGAGTCGATTGTGACAGACCTAAAAGAATCCTATATTCGTCCTCTCGGATTGGCTTTATCCGTTGAAGACTACAGACCTGGTCGATGGTCTGGTAGCAAAGAAGAACGAATAATGGCCGTCCTAGAACCGAAGTACGCGAACAAACAAATTTGGCATTACCCCACAGGCAACTGTCAAATACTCGAAGAAGAGCTTTTATACGCGAATCCAGCGCACGACGACGTAAAAGATGCATTAGCTTCTGTAGTAGATTTTGCTTCATCATTAGGTCCTACAATTAATTTGTTTTCATTCAAAAAAGATATTAACCAAGTGTACAATTACCATTCTAAGTTTGGCGGTGTGATGTGAGTTACTGGCATATAGAGAAATCTGGTACCAATACATTTTTTACAAAAGGACGCCGAGTAAACTTCAATGACCGGTAAAGTCTTAGAACTCTGCGACATTGTCCGTGAGGATCGTTTAGCCTGTCTGATCTCAGACGACTACATCCAGAAGGATTTGTTACGCAGACAGTGGAAGTTGGATAAAGAAGAAATCCGACGTTACGTATACGCCACTGATACTACTCAAACTACTAACTCCCAGCTTCCGTGGAAGAATAAGACCACAATACCGAAGCTGTGTCAAATCAGAGATAACCTATACGCTAACTATGTAGCCACCCTCTTTCCACAGCGCAAGTCTGTGGTCTGGGAAGCGAATGAGTTAGATGCAGCTAGCGTAGCTAAGCGCGATGCAATCACCAATTACATGAGTTGGGTGATGACGCAGGACGCCTTCAAGCACGAGATTGATAAAATCATCCTAGACTACATCGACTTCGGCAATTGCTTCGCCACCGTCGAATGGGTCGATGAGCGTGTTCAACGCGACGACAATACTACTACTCAGGCCGGTTATGTGGGGCCTTCTATACGAAGGATCAATCCACTAAACCTGGTCATGAATCCTACCGCAGAGCAGTTTTCCAAGACACCCAAGATCATCAAGTCCTTAGTCTCCCTGGGCGAGATTAAGAAGAAGCTTGAGTCTATGTCTACTGATGAGAACTACGAAGAGTACAAGGAACTCTACAAGTACCTCAAAGACCTTCGAGAGAACGCACGTCAGTTCGACGGCGATTGGAAGGAGATGGATAGCCTCTATCAAATGGATGGCTTCACCTCGTTCCGTGAGTATCTCAAGAGCGGAAACGTGGAAGTCCTAACCTTCTATGGTGATATTTATGATGATGAGAATGACGTATTACTTGAAAATCATGTAATAACGGTCGTAGATAGGCACAAGCTAATCGGGAAAAAGCCAAATCCGTCATTCTTTGGATACCCTCCCATCTTTCATTCTCCTTGGAGGAAGAAGCCCGACAATCTTTGGGGCATGGGTCCTTTAGACAATCTGATCGGCATGCAGTATCGCATGGATCACATTGAGAACATGAAGGCGGACATCTTTGATCTTGTGACATACCCTGTCCAGAAGATTAAAGGAATGGTTGAAGATTTCACCTGGCAACCTGGCGAAAAGATATTCGTCTCGGAAGAAGGTGATGTGGAACTAGTCACGCCTCAGACCAATGTTCTCCAAGCTAATATGGAGATACAGAATCTAGAGCGCTTGATGGAGGAGATGGCAGGTGCACCCAGAGAAGCGATGGGGTTCAGAACTCCAGGCGAAAAAACAAAGTACGAAGTACAACAGCTCGAAAACGCCGCCTCGCGAGTCTTCCAAAATAAGATCAAACAATTCGAGGAGCAGATAATCGAGCCATTGCTCAATGCAATGCTCGAACTAGCTAGAAGGAACCTAACAGGTGCGACCGTCATTAAAGTATTTGACAATGACTTCAACGCTGCTGCATTCCAATCACTCACAGTTGAGGACATTACCGGGATTGGTCGCATTAAACCAGTGGCGGCTAGACACTTTGCTGAACAAGCCGAGCTTGTCCAAAACCTCACCAACTTAACCAACTCTCAACTCTGGCCTACCGTACAGCCGCATTTCAGTGGCAAGAAGCTGGCTAAGATCATTGAGCATATCTTTAATCTAGATCAATACGAAGTCTTCATTCCTTACATCGCCCTAGCCGAACAGGCTGAAGCGCAGAAGTTCCAGACAGCTCTACAAGAGCAGGTTCAGGGCCATGCCATGACGGCGACTGGGATGAACGGAGACTACGATATGTCTAGCGGCCCTCAGGCGGGTCAAACTCAAACGCCTTTTGGAGGGCAATAAATGTGGACTAAGTGGACCTCACACTTACCCGAAACAGATAGAGACACCTTCAGGAATTCAATCAGAGGATCGAAGCAAGTGCTCGACCGCGCGATAGAAATCCTACAAGAACGATACAACGGTCTGGAGAGTAATGAACTAGACCCCAAGATATTCGGATCACCCGCTTGGCCTTATCTACAGGCGGCCATCGTAGGCCGTAAGGCGGAAATCCGAGACACAATTAAATTACTTACTCTGACCGGAGAAGACAATGGATTTACTAACTAACGAACATAACAATAACTTAGACCCAGTTATTGACGAAAATAAAGATTACCTCTCTGAATTAGTGGGGGACGACAAGAAGTTTAAAACTCCTGCCGAACTCGCTAAAGGTAAATGGCATGCTGACCAAACCATAGAATTAATGAAGAAGCGTATGGATGACCTCCGTAGCGACTACATGAAGGAGAGAGAGCAAAACTTAGCGCGGGAACAAATAGAGTCCGTTCTGACCAGATTTAAAGAGACTCCGCTGTCAAGTAACGTAGCACCCCAAGTGAACGAAGCTGAAAATAGACCCACGTACGATCCTAATCAAATCAAGACTTTAGTGTCTGAAACCTATTCCCAAGAAAAGGAACGGGACCGTCAGGCAGCTAACGCTAGATTAGTTCAGGAAAAAGCAATTGAACGTTTTGGTAATTCTTACCAGGACGCTCTTTCCCGTCAAGCTGCAGAACTAGGACTTTCTCCACAGGAAGTCAATACGATGGCGAAGAATAATCCGAAGGTCTTTATTAAGACTTTCAGCTTAGACCAGCCTGTTCGTAAGGACAACTTCGAAGCTCCTATGCGTAATACCCAATCCTTCGCGCCGACAGGCGGACCCGATAGGTCATGGGCATATTACCAGAAGCTCAAAGTAGAGAAGCCCAAAGAATACTACAGCCCTAAAATTCAAAATCAGATGTTGGCTGACTATGACCGTCTCGGATCGAAATTCGAAGACGGCGACTTCAGTCAATACAATTAAGTGGAGTCTAACATATCATGGCTAGTGGTTTCACGACCCTAAATGATACTGATCTCCGTAGGCTTAATCTGTGGAATGCACAGATCAAGATGCTCCTACTGGATGATCTTATGGCCATGCGCTTCGTTAAGAACATCACTGACTTCTCTGATGGCGTAACCTTGAACATCCCGTCACTGGGTGAGGCAGAAACTGCCGACTTCAGTGAAGGCTTGGCAGTCAAGTATAACCGAATGGACACTGGTAACTTCACGTTTACCTTTGACCAATACAAATATTCGGCCAATACGATGTCTGCAAAGTTCAAGCGAGACAGCTTCTACAGCCAGGAAGTGCTTAACGCATTCCTGCCTCGGCAGCATCGCGCCCTCATGGAAGCCATTGAAACACGTATTTTCGATCGCTTCAATGCTGGCCAAACAGCATCTAACGCTAACACGATCAACACAGCGGATCACCGCTGGATCGGGTCGGCGGTCTCTGGCACCAATCGTGCAATGGGCTTAAACGATTTCGCGAAAGCCCGCTTCGCACTGATGAAGGCAAACGTTCCGTTAACGAACATTTGCGCTGTGGTTGATCCCACAGTTGCTTATACTATCGCAACCCAGGCTAACGTAATGAACTTGCTCACTGAGGCTCCTCAGTGGGACGAGATTGTTAACGGTGGACTTGAGTCCGGCAACGTAGTCGGCTCGATGAAGTTCGTCTTTAATATCTTCGGATTTGACGTCTATGTTTCCAACTATCTCCCGACAGTTGGCGCAGAGACCATCAACTCGGTTTCTTCGGCAGCAGGTGCAGTCGCGAACTATATGTTCTCGGCTACGGCAGGTGACACTATGCCCATTATCGGTGGCTTTAGGCAACAGCCTACTGTCTACCAGGAGTTCAACAAAGACCTCCAACAGTGGGAATTCGTGACGTTCGCAGAGTATGGCTTCAAAGCCTACCGTCCTGAGAACATCATCACGGTCATCACCGACACCACTGGCGTAGTGGTCTAATAGGAGAATTATCATGGGTTTAGGTACAAACTTTTTCGATGGTGATTCACTCCTGCGTAAGTATGGTACAACCAAGGCGATTCCAAATCGCGGTGGCGAGTACAAGACTTACGGCGAACTCCGCGTTCTTGAATACAAGATCGTATGGGGAACAGCGTCAGCTTTCGGAACGACTACGGTCGGCACGGTAGCTTCGACGGATGTGATCCAGTCAGATCAGATTCAGTTCCCTCGCGGCGTGTTCGTTGAAGAGGTCACACTGGAAGTCGCCGAAGTGTTTAATACTCTCACGAGTATTAGCGTCGGCATGGTGCAGTCGAACGACCGCAGCACTCTGATCGGCGCCTCTGGCGGCGGTTTCATTGCAGCGGAAGTCTTAGCTACATTAACCCCTGTTGGTCAGCGCGTCACCTATATCGGTGGCACGTCTAAGGCAGGTACGTTAATCGGCACGATTGCCATTTCGGCAGCGTCAACCTTCTCAGGTTACATCACTGCACGATTTGTGGGCACTCAGGGCACTACTGGAGTCGGCATCGTCCGAATCAAGTATCGCGCTAACAGTCCCTAATTAGTGGCGGGGGCTTCGGCCCCCTTCACTTAAGGAGAAATAAATAAATGGCTGCTCAAGGTCTAGCTGATTTGGCTGGAAATGACGTTGCAGTTCGTAGCATTCAGTTAGGTGCACAGCTTCCTGCTCGGTTCCCGGCGACTCCGTCGGCGGTGACTCAGGCGACCAACCGTGCAACTGGTGTTACGCTCAACGCATTAACCGGTCAAATCACAACTAACAACGCATCTCTAGCTGCGGGCGCTCAGGCCACTTTTACGGTTACCAATAGCTTTGTCTCTGCAAATGACATTGTTCTGATTACCATTAAGAGTGGGACTAACAGCACAGGTACTGACGTTTTCGTCTCTACCGTTGCTGCGGGTTCCTTCAACATCACCGTGGATAACAACGCGGCTGGTGCAGAAACTGGTGCGATTATCATCACATTCGCAGTGGTTAAAGTCCAAGGCTAATGACTAAACTTGTTCAGAACGACATCGCGTCGTTAACAAATGAACAGTCCGCTCTGGCGGCACTGAACTCGAACTATGCCTCGTTAGAGGCATTCTCTGACTCAGTGCTGTCGAGGGACGGTGTTACGCCAAATGAAATGTTGGCAGATTTGGATATGAATGGGAACCAAATTCTCAATTTATCCGCTCCTGCATCCGGTACTGAGCCTGTTCGTTTACAGGATTTAAATACGATTATTGGGGGTGGAACAATTATTGCAGGGATTGGAAAGCCTTCTCCAGCTACTAGCGCGGATAATGCGGTAGTTAGGTGGGATGGAACCAACGCTGCAAGCGTTCAGAATTCAGGGGTTATTATTGATGATTCAAATAACATCTCTGGTTTAAATAACATTACTGGCGCAGGATATGTAGAAGTTCCAGAAATATCTGC